TACATTGATGTAGGTAATCTACCTAAAGCGAGAGCTGAACAGTACTTGAAAGAAGTACAAACAAGTTATCGTAATAAGTTAGTGTATAACGCTGACACAGGTGAGATTAAAGACGATAGAAAGCATATGAATATGCTTGAAGATTTTTGGTTACCTCGTAGAGAGGGTGGCCGAGGAACTGAGATTAGTACACTACCAGGTGGACAAAATCTTGGTGAGATTGATGATATTTTATATTTTCAAAAGAAATTGTACAAGTCTCTTAATGTACCAATTTCTAGAATGGAGACAGAAACAGCGTTCGCTATTGGTAGAGCGACTGAGATTTCAAGAGATGAGGTTAAGTTTTCGCGATTTGTGGATAGACTAAGAACTAAATTCTCTAGAATATTTGATGATGTTTTAAGAACTCAACTGTTGTTAAAGAATATTATAACAGATGAAGATTGGAACAGCTACAAAGAGTATATAAGTTATGACTTTCAGAAAGATGGTCATTTTGTAGAACTCAAAGATGCGGAGATACTAAGAGAAAGAGTAAGTACTCTGGAACAATTAGACCAATTCGTTGGTAAATATTATTCAGAAGACTGGATCAGAAAGAATGTTCTTAGACAGTCAGAGGCAGAGATACAACAGATTGATAAAGAAATCAAGGCTGATGGAGCTGTCGGGTTAGGTCCAGATGATGATATGCCAGACGATTCGGAATTTTAAAAATAGATAGGAAAATATAATGAGTAACAGTAAAGAATTTGTGAATCAAGTAGTCAGCGGAGACAATGTAGAAGCTGGAGAGACTTTTAAGAAAGTCATGCAAGATAAGCAATTAGATGCTATTGATCTGAAAAGAGTTGAAATGCAACTCGATTGGTTAAACCACGAAGATAAAATAGAGAATTAACTAGGAAAATGAAATCATTTACACAACTAAGAGAAGAATTAGACGAAATTAACTTCAAACTTGATCACAAGAAGAATCATATTTCTTCTACTAAGATCAAGAAGACAGATGTAATGTATCATGCTGAGAAACCAGGGTCTAAGAAAGTTCGTGTGTTTGTTAAACCAAAGGGTGTTAAAGAACCCGAAGAATTGGGTGTTTTCAAAGATATGAAAACAGCAGAGAAATCAGCGTCACAGTTCGTTAAACTAATGGGCGAAGATATGGATGAAGGAGTAAGTCTTCTTAAATCACTTGTAGAGAAAGCACAAGATAAATATGTACAAGAAATATCTGAAGCTAAAGAATTCCCTCAGGTAGATATTGATAAGATAAATGACTTAACTGATAGAAATGACCATGGTGGTGCAGTTAAATTATTAGCTAAGCTCTTGGGACTTAAAAAAGAAGAAAAAATTATGGGTAAGATAATAGAGATTCATAAAATTGCAGGTCACATGAGTCCAGTCCTTATAAGTTATAGGAATGAAATTAGAAACAAGTGTTTAGATTTAGCAAAGAAAAAATACAGCAACGGTATAGATGTGTATGGAGCATTTTAAGAGGTAAAAATGAAATTAATATCAGAACAATGGGCCGATGATGTCAACTATCTAGTTGAAATCAACGAAAAGACGGGAAAGAAAGATGTCTATATTGAAGGCGTCATGCTTCAAACCGAAGTTAAAAATAAAAATGGGCGTATTTATCCTAAAGAGATAATGGTCAAAGAAGTAGCTCGATATACTAAAGAGTATATCAATGAAAAAAGAGCTTATGGAGAATTAGGACATCCTGAAGGTCCTACGATTAATTTAGAGAGAACATCTCATTTAATCACAAGCTTAAAAGAAGATGGAAACAATTTCATCGGAAAAGCAAAAGTTTTATCTACCCCTATGGGAGAAATAGTCAAAAACCTTCTTGATGATGGTGCGAGACTAGGAGTATCTAGTAGAGGTATGGGTTCATTAAAACAGAGTAAACGCGAAGGCGGTACTCAATTAGTGCAATCAGATTTTCAGTTAGCAACAGCTGCTGATATCGTAGCAGATCCGTCTGCTCCTGACGCGTTCGTAAACGGCGTAATGGAAGGAGTTGAATGGATTTGGGATAATGGTGTGATCAAAGCTCAGAAAATTGAAGATTATAAACATCAAATTCAACGAGCTAGAACACATAAACTTCAAGAAGTGAAATTAAAAGTATATAAATCATTTCTTGAAAATTTATAATATTATAAATAACTCATAATAGAATTAATTATATAATTTTAATATCGATAGGAGAGTATTCTAATGTCAAGTTTAGAAAACACTATAACAGATGTAATGTTGGACGAAGCAGCTAAAAAGCTTCCGAACGCTAGTGCAGATGTTAGTCCTGATGCAGACGCTGAAAAGAAATCATCAGCCGCAGTTAAGAAAGCTGGCGAAGCGGTTAAACCCGCGAAACCTACTAACAAAGCTGTTAAAGGTGATAAAGCAGAAGTTGTCTCAGACGGAACAACAAAAGTAGAAAAAGGCAAGGCCGTTAATCAAGAAGAAGTAGAAGCTGAAGAAGCTCCTGCTCTTGAAGAAATGTCTAAAGCTGATCTACTGAAACAAGCCGTAGCATCCATGAAAGAAATGGACGCAACAGCTCTTAGAGCGGCAGTAGCCGGTCTAACAGAAGATGACGAAGATGGCGATGAAGATGAAAAATCCGAGTCACTAAGTCGTAATGCCTTAATAAGAAAGGTAGTCGAATCTCTTAAAAGTAAATCAATCGCTGAAGTAACTTCATTCATTAAAGGGCTAAGCTCTGAAGAAGAAGAAGAAGACTCAGATAAAGAACAAAAGACTGAATCAAAAGATTCTAAGAAATCAACTTCCGAAATGGAAGATGAAGACGAAGATGAAACTGATGAAGAAGAAAAAGAAGAATCTGTTAAGAAAGAATCATACGATATCGACATGACAGATGACATTGAAGCTCTTGTTAGCGATGAAGATTTATCAGAAGAATTCAAAATTAAAGCTAAAACAATTTTTGAAGCCTCAGTAGCAGCGAAAGTCAAAGAACTTATAGCTGAAAAGGAAGCACAACTAGAAGAAGAACAGAACCAAAAGATCGAAGAAATCAAAGATGATTTATCCGAGAAAGTTGATTCTTATCTGAACTATGTTTCTGAAAGCTGGGTTACAGAAAATGAATTAGCGATTGAGCGCGGACTTAAATCCGAACTCACCGAAGATTTCATAAATGGTTTGAAAAAACTGTTTGAGGAACATTATGTTGAAGTACCAGAAGACAAGTTTGATGTAGTTGAAGAACTCGCAGCAAGACTTGACGATATGGAAGACAAATTGAATGAAGAAGTTGCGAGTAACATCTCAGCCCTTCAAGATATTGAAGAACTTCAGCGTGAAAAGATTATTAGTGAAGCGTCGAAAGACCTAGCTGATAGTGAAATAGAGAAGTTAAAAGTACTTGCCGAAGATGTAGATTTTGAAGATGAAGGAAATTTCGTAGAGAAAGTTTCAACATTGAAAGAAGCATATTTCAAAGGTGATAAGCTTGAAGCTGTCTCTGATGAAAGTAATGTAGCATTTAATGAGTCAGAAGAAGAAGAAGACAAAGATAATATCAATGTTGAACCTTCAATGGCTGGTTATACTGCCGCAATTAGTAAATTTTCTAAACTAGAAGGTAAGTCTTTTAGTGAAGAAATTAAATAAGGAGAGATAAACAAATGTTTATGTCAGAAAACTTACAAGAAAAATGGGCACCAGTCCTCGAACATAAGGATCTTCCTAGAATTGAAGATAATTATAAGAGAGCTGTGACAGCCGTTATTCTTGAAAATCAAGAACGAGCGATTCAAGAAGAAAGAAGCGCAATGAATGAAGCACTTGGTGCTGGTAGTGGTACTGTAGCTGGAGCGCCTGGTGGCGTAACTGCAACAGCAGCTAACTGGGATCCAATTCTAATTTCATTAGTTCGTAGATCAATGCCTAACTTAGTAGCATATGATATATGTGGTGTTCAGCCAATGACAGGACCAACTGGTCTTATCTTTGCGATGAAAGCTAGATATGTTGATAGCACAACTGCAGTAGACAGAACAGAAGCGTTATTTAACGAAGCTGATACTGACTTTGCTGGTGGTGGTACACATGCAGGAGCAGATCCGTTTGCTTCAGGTTCGGCTAATACAGCAATCCAAACTGGTTACACAACTGGTGCGGGTGTTGCAACAGCAACAGCTGAGATCAACGCTACGATTCCAGAAATGTCGTTCACGATTGAGAAAGCTACAGTTACAGCTAAAAGCAGAGCGCTAAAAGCAGAGTACACTATAGAACTCGCACAAGACCTTAAAGCGATTCATGGCCTTGACGCAGAAACAGAATTAGCAAATATCTTATCTGGTGAAATCCTTGCGGAAATCAACAGAGAAGTTGTTAGAACTGTTAATGATCAAGCTAAGATCGAAGGTGTTGCTTCAGAAGCTAACCTAACGGGAACTTCTGTAAACGGACAATTCAACCTAGATGTAGATTCATCTGGTCGTTGGTCTGTTGAAAAATTCAAAGGTCTTATGTACCACATTGAAAGAAATGCTAATGTTATAGCACGACAAACACGAAGAGGTAAAGGTAACTTTATCCTATGTTCTAGTGATGTAGCGTCTGCACTTGCAATGGCTGGTGTATTAGACTACGCTCCAGCGTTATCAACAAAATTAAATGTTGATGATACTGGAAACACTTTTGCTGGTGTTCTTAACGGAAGCCTTAAAGTGTATATCGATCCATATTACGCAAGTGTGTCTACAAGACCTACTGGTGTAACTGGTGGTGAAGGATATTGTACAGTCGGTTATAGAGGATCTAATCCTTTTGACGCTGGTGTATTCTATTGTCCTTATGTACCATTACAAATGGTTCGTGCAGTTGGCGAAGATACTTTCCAACCAAAAATCGGTTTCAAAACTCGTTACGGTATGGTTTCAAACCCATTCGTAGGAGCGACTCCTTCTTCTGGATTGGCAGCTACTTCTACCAACTCTTACTACAGATCATTCGAAGTGTTAAATCTTCTATAAGTCGTAGTAATTCTAAATCATAATCGATTTCAAAGAGCCCTTCGGGGCTCTTTTTTTTGAGTACATTATGGAGCTGTTATAAATATAAGTATGAAAGAGAAAACTATCAACGACATTATCACTAATGGTAGATGGAATTGGTATGGTGAAGGAGATGATATGAGTGAGACAAAAAAAGAAATTGAGTTTAAACAATTTTGTTCAAGAATGTGGTTAGATAATTGTGATGAAAACAAACATCCTGGTGCTACAACTTACACGAAAGAAGAATATACAAGTACATATAAAGATTACTTAACAGAAAGATTTAACAAAGACAATGGTATTGTCACAGATGGAACATAAATACTAACATGAAAAAACTATTAATAACACTATTAACACTTACACCACTCTATATATCAGCACACACAGGTGATCTAGATATATCAGGTAATTTAACAACAGGAAGTGATTACTTATGGAGAGGAGTTAGTCAGAAAGGTAGTGAAGCGTTATCTGCAGGGATTGATGTAGAACATGGTGGATTCTACGCTGGAGCGTGGGTTTCAGAAGTAGACTACGGAGACAATTCAGAATATGAATATGACTTCTATTCAGGTTACACATATAATATTAATGATGAACTGTCATTAGATATGGGTTTAATACAATATAATTTTAATGACGAACCAGACAATCAATTAGAAGAATGGTATGTAGGTGGAAGTTTTAAAAATTTCTCAGCTTACTATTGGCGTGACTTAGACGATAAGGCAAATCATTTTGCAGAGTATAGCTACACACTACCTGTAGATGTGGTGTCTGTTTCTATGTTTTATCAAGACCCTGTAGATTTTTATGGAATAACTACAAGTAAGGATATTAAGAACTATACAGTATCGGCTACATACGGACAAGGCCGTGATAATGATAATCACGAATTCGTTGTAGGAATGAGTTATAATTATTAAAATGGGACACAAATACGTTGAATCAGATCACAAAGACCACAAATACATAGGTTGGTTTTATGATCATATAACACAAACATTTTATAGATGGAATGATTTTATAAAGGTAGTAAAAAAACATGGCACAAGCTAATTGGCAGTCGGACCAACCGACAAATTTAAATTATCTATCACCGATTAATTTTGATTTTCAAATCAACAAACTTCCGAAAGTTAAATACTTCTGTACAGGAGTGACACTTCCGGGAATTACTTTTAGTGAAGCTGTACACAGCACAACACTAGCAATACAATCGTACTTACCGGGTGATAATATCGTGTTTGATCCATTGGTAATAACATTTATTGTAGATGAAGATATGAAAAACTATCAAGAAATCTATAATTGGATTATACAATTAGGGCCGGGTTACGATACAGATGATTTTAAATCGTTAGTGAACTCTAAACAAACATCTACAGGTAAATTCAGTAACGCTAGTTTTGAAGATATGTATTCAGATGCAACATTAATGGTCAATACTTCTTCAAATAACGCGAATGTAGAATTTATGTTCGAAGACTGTTTCCCAACTTCATTAGGTTCTATCGAGTTTTCCGCCCAAGGTGATCAAGAATACGCGACCTGTGATTTAACGCTTAGGTACACACTTTTTAAAATAAAAACAAGCACTTAACCTTGACAAATCAGCGAAAGCTGTTATAATTATAGTATGACTTTAAAAGAAATTCAAGAAATGTGGAAGATAGATTCTGTAATTGATGATATCGAATTAGACGCGTCCTCACTCCAAGTACCTAAATTACACGCCAAATATGCTGAACTGTTATCTAACAAGAAACTAGAAGTTATTCGTTATGAAAGACGAATGAAAGAACTAGATAAAGATAAGTGGTTATGGTATGGTGGTAAAATGTCAAGAAGCGACATTGAAGACAAGGAATGGGATTATGACCCCTTTAACGGATTAACAGTTTTGAAATCTGATTACCCTAAATTTACAGGTGCTGATAAAGATATCCAGGATTTAAACGATAGACTTCAATATCTACGCGTCACAGTAGAATTCCTACAAGACGTAGTTGGTCAAGTGACCTGGAGACATCAAACAATAAAGAATATTATAGAATGGCGAAAATTCATGGCCGGCTCGTAGTCGCTAAGAAAGACGAAGTTTACCTTTCAATTTCCACAGAAGACTCAATTAGAAAAGAACTTTCAGAGTTCTTTAAATTTAAAGTGCCTGGTGCTGAATTCATTCCAGCTGTAAGAAGAAGATTTTGGGACGGATACATTCGTTTATTCAATCTAAATACCAATCAAATCTATCTAGGTCTATACGATTATCTCAAAGAGTTTTGTGATGAACGAGGATATAGTATTGAGGGGTATGAAAAAGATACGGATATTTTCACTATTGAACGATATGAAGAAATAGTCAAAGACATTCCCTTAGAACTTAGAGATTATCAAAAAGAAGCTATAGCATACGCCGCTCACAATCAAAAATGTATATTAGTATCTCCGACTGCTTCAGGTAAGTCGTTGATGATATACAGTCTTATACGATACAATTTCTTAAAGAAGAACAAGAAAGCTTTAGTAATCGTACCCACAACTTCACTAGTCGAACAAATGACAAAAGATTTTCAAGATTATGGATTCAAAGGTGATATTGCTAAGATATATGGTGGTGACAAGGGTGCTGACGCACCGATAGTTGTTACAACATGGCAATCAATGATGAGAATGCCGAAAGGATTCGGAAATCAATTTGGTATGGTCATCGGAGATGAAGCTCATTTATTTCAAGCCAAATCATTAAGTAAGATAATGGAATCATTAACAGAAGTTAAATACAAGATCGGAACAACAGGTACATTACAAGAGACACAGACCCATAAATTACAGTTAGAAGGTATGTTCGGACCTGCCTATTTTGTTACAACTTCAGCCGATCTTATGGCTGAAGGTACATTAGCTCAGTTAGATATACAAGCTTTAGTGTTGTCCTACGAGGAATCCGAAAGAAAACTAGTCAGTAAAATGTCATATCAAGAAGAAATGGATTGGATAGTTCGTAACCCAAAAAGAAACAACTTTATAAAGAATTTAGTTAACGGATTGAAGGGTAATAGCCTAGTGTTGTTTCAATTTGTAGAGAAACATGGTAGACCTTTGTATGAATCGTTTACTGAATTAGTAGTCAATGATACCACAGATAGAAAAATATTTTTCGTTTTCGGTGGTACTGATACTCTAGATAGAGAAAAAGTAAGAGAGATTGTAGAAAAAGAGAACGACGCTATTATAGTAGCTTCTTTTGGGACATTCTCGACAGGTGTTAACATAAAAAGACTACATAACATAGTATTCGCGTCTCCTAGTAAGAGTCGAATAAGAAATTTACAATCAATTGGTCGTGGTTTAAGAGTATCAGATGATAAAGATAGTGTAACTTTATACGATATAGCTGATGATCTCTCATGGAAAAAAAACTTGAATTATACATTAAACCACTTTTCAGAAAGAATAAATATATATAGTAAAGAGAATTTTAATTACGAAATACATTCAGTAAGGATACCTGCCAATGTTCACAGAAAATAGTACACAATATCAATTCATAAGATTTAAAGATGGGAAAGAACTGTTTGCTATGGTTAGAGAGGTAGATGATGTAGTCGAATTACATTTTCCTATGAATGTGCAGTTACAACCAGCTCAAACAGGTGGAGTACTTGTACACTTAGGTCCACATATTCCCTTTACAAAAGATGATTACATAACAGTAGATCATACAGCGATTCTTTATAGAACGAGTATATCAGATCAGTTCATTGATTTTTATGACGAGGCTTGTACAGCTTGGTTAGATATTAGAGATAATGAAAAAATAGAGATTAAATCATCAAAACAAGTATTCAAAGAACAACAAGAAACAATTCAAGAGTTGGTTAAAAAGAGATTCGACCAGGTAGATT